CCCCCCCTTTCTCGGTTCAGGTTCTACCCTCATCGCCGCAGAGAAGACAGGGCGCAAGTGCTACGGCATGGAACTCGACCCGAAATATTGCGACGTCATCGTCAAACGCTGGGAAGACTTCACCGGACAGAAGGCCGAGAAGCAATGAACGACTACGCATACCGCGCCACCTTCTACGGCTACGTCGGGATTCTGGCCCTCCTGCTATATTTGGCCCTGTATGGCTGAAATCTACCGCGCTGTCTTCACGTGTCCTGAACTCGACGAGAGAACGGTGTGGTACGTCTCCAACAGGAGAGCCGCCGATATCATGCTCTCCCGACACATACGGACAGAGGCAAGTACCAACATAGCTTCGAAGTATAAACGGGTAGAGTACACGATGACCGTAACACCGGTATTTACAGGCACCGCCGACGCAGGGTATGACCCGACTATTTAGACAACTATGGACGTACAAAAAAAAGCGATGGTTCAAGCCTTGGAAAAGGCTCTCGGAATTGTGACCCAAGCGTGCAAGGTGGTGGGCATCTCCCGCCAAACCCATTACAACTGGATGGAAGCCGACGCGGAGTACAAGGCAGCCGTGGCCGAGCTGTCCGATGTAGCCCTGGACTTCGCCGAGAGCAAGCTCCACAAGCTCATCGACGGAGGCAATCCCGCCGCCACTATCTTCTACCTGAAGACCAAGGGCAAGGAGCGGGGGTACGTGGAGCGTCAAGAGATAGCCGTCGCCGAGAAGAAGCCGCTGTCTTGGTTCACCGATGACAACGCCGACGTATCATGACCAAAGCCGAGTGCAGACAATCGAAAGCCATGCTTGAGGAAATGCTCAAGGAGCGCGGCATTGAGTACACTAACCCATCCAGCGGAGCGTACCGCATCGGGGAGGTCGTCTACTTCTACAAGATGCGAGGATACCAGAAGCATCACCAATGGCACGTTTTCAAGAGCCACGCGGAGTTTCTGGATAGCCTGTGAAGCAGCCCGCCACCTACTACCACGTCAAAGGCTGCGCCTCCCGGATCCAAGTCCACCAAGGGGGCACAAGGAGCGGGAAGACGTACTCTATCCTCCAGAGTATCGTCGAGCTCTGTTACGAGAACGAGAACGCCGGGGCGGTCATCACCATCGCCCGGAAGACATTCCCCGCGCTACGGGCTACGGCCATGAGGGACTTCTTCGAAATCTTAGAACGGGAGGACATCTACAACCCCGACCTCCACAACAAGTCAGAGGCGAACTATGTCCTCTTTGGGAACCTCGTGGAGTTCATCAGCGTAGACCAGCCGCAGAAGGTCAGGGGAAGAAAGCGACAGGTCCTATTCATCAACGAGGCCAACGAGCTGAGCCTGGAGGACTGGAGGCAGCTCCTACTCCGTACCACGCGCAAGGTGGTGATTGACTTCAACCCCTCGGACGAATATCATTGGATTTACGAGGAGGTAATACCCCGAACCGATGCGAGTTTCTTCCGCACTACGTACAAGGACAACCCCTACCTCGACAAGGCCACCATCCAAGAGATAGAACGCCTTAAGGATGCAGACCCGAACTATTGGCGCATCTACGGACTCGGAGAAAGGGGCGTCAATCAAGCCGCTGTATTTACGTGGGAGGTGGGAGAGATAGCCGGCAAGAGGATAGGCACGGGCCTCGACTTTGGATTCACCAACGACCCGACAGCCGTCATCGATGTCTACCTTGACGGGCATACCTTGATACTTCACGAGCGCCTGTACTCGACAGGACTCACAAACCCGGACATAGGCGAAGAGCTCGACAAGCTGGACGTCGAGACCATCATCGCAGACTCAGCCGAGCCGAAGAGTATTGAGGAGCTTTTCAGATTGGGGCACAACGTCAAGCCCGCACGGAAGGGACCGGACTCGATCCGTCAGGGTATCGACATCATGAGACGACACAAGCTCCTGGTGACCGCTGAGAGCACGCACCTACAGAAAGAACTCCGGGCGTACCGATGGGAGCAGGACAAGAACGGGCGCAACCTCAACCGACCAGTGGACAAGGACAACCACGGGATTGATGCGGTGCGGTACGTGTGTCTCAATCTGCTGACTACCTCCCGGTCGGGTTCCTACTTCCTCGCATAAAAGCAAATTATTTTTGCGTGAATGTTTGGAGAAGCAAAACATTGTCGTATATTTGCTATGTCAACAACGACAAACAAACACACAACGACATGAACGAAAACAACCCCTCCATCCACGAAGCCTTTGAAGCAATCCTTGAACTGGTTGAATTGGATTACATGGATTGAACGATAACAAGTGGAGGCGGCCTACGTTAAATGCCGCAAGTTGCACGGGAGCTCACGTGCTGCGGGAGGGGCTGAACCCCTCCTTTTTTTATGTCCCTACCTTTCGTCTATTTGATAGCGTGAACAAGACCGTAACGATACCGGAGAACCTCTACGACATCACCGTCGACCAGTACCTCCAAATCCAAGCGATACCCGAAGGGGACGAGCTGGATCAGGTAGTGCGTACAATCTGCATACTGTGTCACATGGACCGCGCTGAGGTCATGGCGATGGAGCAGAAGGATATCCAATACATCGGGGGCGTCATCGGTGGCATCTTGGACAAGTACGACGACACGTACCCCGTCGAGCGTATCATCGAGCTGGACCAACGCTACGGATTCCATCCGAACCTCTCACGGATCACAGTCGCCGAGTTCGCAGACATCGAGACGCTGTGCAAGGACTCCCTCGACAAACACCTTCCCCAAGTGATGGGCATCCTCTACCGCCCTATCGTAGAGGAGCACGGCGAATTTTACCGCATCGCAGACTACGACGGAGAGGACCGCTCGGAGTTCTTCCGGGAGATGAAGATGGCGCACGCACTCGGTGCCGCCGCTTTTTTTTTGCGTATCGGGAAGGGATTAGTCGACGCTTTGGACAGCTATTCCAAGGCGGTGAAGGATCCAAGCTATCCGAAAAATACGGATGGTTCGCCACGTTCGTACATCTCGCAGGGGAGGACATTACTAAACTATCGCAGGTGGAAAGGACTCACCTCGAAACGGCGCTCGCCTGGCTCGCCTACGAACAAGACCGGGCGCTTCTGGAGAAACAAAAATTGAACACATGATAAGCGAACACACCCGGAACATGGTCTTGGCTTGGCCGAAGGAGCAGAAATTGAACGCCCTAAAAGAACTTCAGGACAAGGGGGAATTTAATATGCTCGTGGAACTGATGAACGTGTACCTCACGTCGCCAGTATCTGAAGGCGGTCTGTCATCCGAACTCATCAAAAAAACCCTGAACACATGAGAACAGTTAACCAAATCATCGACGAGCTGGGCACCATCGCCCTCGATCACCGCTTCATTAATTCCTTCAAGGAAGGCGAGATGTCGGAGGTCGATATTCAGAAGCTGGCCGGAAACAAGTACCCCATCTGCTACGCGGACATATCAGGCGCCACCATCGAGAAGGGCGTCTTGACGTACTCGCTCGACATCCTTGTGATGGATATGATACTGCCCGGACAGACCGACGCCCAAGAGCAGTATTCGGACACCTTGCGCACGCTGATTGACATCGTGAGCCAATACGCTCAGGTCTTGTCTGCACAGTCGGACGTGGACCGCGACGTTCGTATCTCTCTCCCGGTGGACTGTGAGCCGTTTACCGCACGCTTCGACAATCTCCTCACGGGATGGGTGGGTACGGTGCAGCTCCAGACGTCCAATACGCTCGACCTTTGCGCGGCGGCTTTCGCATAAGGGAGAAATTTATTTGTGTATTTGTTTGGTGGTTGAATGTTTCTGCCTATCTTTGAGACATCAAACAAGGCAAACAAAACGACATGACCATCAGCAGCGACACACTTTACACCGGCGAGATTCGCATCGAGGAAAACGGTTCCAAGTCCTCTCTGGACCTCAGCCTCCTGCTTGATGATGTATCCTGCATCGAGATGAGCCTCTCTGAGTTCAACACCTTGAACGACGAGCTTGAGCAGGGCGAGCCTGTTGACTTCTACGGATACCGCTTCCTACGTCAGTACCGCAGGAGTGGAGTCGTTTACAACGTCTCAACCATTCGCCGCCAACGGCAGGCCTAATGTTTGCCACATACAAACAGACTGCCCCGCTTCGTGCGGGGCTTTCTATTTTAGAGCGTGAAGGACTACATAACCGTCGACGGGCAGAAGGTGCCGATGACCAACTCTATGAAGGAGCTTGGCAAGATTGGCAAGGAGGTACGCCGCCGCGCCCGCATCAGCCTTAAGTCACGGGGGAAGGTGGTGACGGGCAACCTCTACAACTCCATCAGGTATGAGCAGGGCGTCGCACGCAATGAGAAGAGCCTCAACCTACGCTTCACCTTTCCCGGGGCCGACTATTGGCAATTCGTAGACGAGGGCGTTCAAGGCGCCATTAGTAGCGCCAAGGCCCCCCGCTCCCCGTTTCGGTTTGGATCGGGAACCGGCCCCTCCGGGCGCCTCCGTCCGTCAATCGATAAGTGGGTAGTAAAGAAAGGCATCGCCCCCCGTGGGGCTGGCGGACAGTTCGCATCGCGTAAGTCGATGGTGTATGCCATCAGCCGAAGCATATATCAAACCGGAATACGTCCGTCCTATTTCTTCACGAACGCTTACGACCGGACCCTGAAGAAGCACAACGCGAAACTGGAGAAGGCCGTCGGTGACGACATAGCAAACGCATTCAAAATTCTACTCGATGGCGGCCCAGTTTGAATACATACCCAGCACCACCGACTTCCAGAGTACGGCGGAGCCGCTCATCATCCAGGTCCGGGAAACTACAGCCGGGCCGTTCTTTAAGTACCGGTTCATCCTCGTGATTAAGAACCGCAACGGGGATCAACTCGCCAAGCTCAAGACGCACCCGCTGGCCTCCGACAACCTCTCGGCGGTGTTCGACATCTCCCGCATTTGTGACGACTACATAGGCGCGAACGTGGTGAACAATAACGCTACGACGGGCAACATCCTCACGTTGGGGCGGACGGGATACAGCCCCGGCAATGCCATCGGAGAAAGTAGCGATAGAAACGTCGCGGCACAGTTCACGCTGGAGCTAGGATTTGAGAGCGCAACAAGCGCCACCGCCGACCCTACGGAGACGCTGCCACAGTCGCCCGCCGAGACGACAACGCTCTTTGCTTTCCGTGACGAGTTCCAGAACTACGGCGACGCATACGCTCGCGGCGACGGGAGCTTCCAACCTACAGCCCCCACCGACAACTTCCTGAGCTCGGCCCCCAATCTTGGCAGGGCTTCGACATTCAACTTTGGGGACGCATTCGAGCACCGGATCGGAATAGCTCAGGCGTCCGTTCTGGCTTGGGGTATGCAGTCCAGCGACGCCGAGTACGTCATCATCCGAGGGTATGAAGCCGACGGGACTATCATCAACACCGCGCTCTTGGATATCGACGCTGTAGGTGGCGACACTACCCCCTCGACAGATTCGCAAGCGGTGCAGTTTGTGGGCATCGGTCCGGCCAACTTAGAAGACCACGCCACGGCAGCCTTCAACAGTCAACTCGAAGACCTCATCACCGACCCGGCCCTCGCCTATTACGAGGTCTATCTGTCGGAGTTTGCTTCCGTACTGCAAGCCAATCAGGTGAGCGCGGTCCACCGCTACACTATCGACAACGGGTGCAGCAAGTACCCCCGCGTTCAACTCCTATTCTTGAACCGTCACGGGGGTTGGGACACCTTCAACTTCGACCAGCGCAGCGAGGAGAGCGTCCGCAATATCCAGCGCAGCCAATACAACCGCCCGCGCGGAAATTGGGACAGCGTGACGGGCCTGATAGATTGGAACTACAACGGATGGGAAAGGGGCGTAACGACGACCGCGATACAAGCCGAAAGGCAGGTGAAGGTATCGACGGACTACATCGAGGAAGGGTACGCCGACCACCTTCGGGATTTGGCTCTCTCGCGCTCGGTGTTTATCGTTGAAGGTACCGAGGTCATCCCCTGCACCGTGACCGACTCGGAGTACCTGTTTAAGACGACCGTCAACGAGAAGCTCATCACGTACTCTTTCTCCTTGCAGTACAGCAACCGACCCCGCCTCAAGTGATCCGTCTCGTAGCCCTCGACCAGGACAACAGCGCACAGACCACCCTCGACCTTGAGGGCTCGCCGTCCATCTCTCTGAACCTTGCGGTAGCGAAACCGGGGGAGACGATGCAGCGCCACGCGCCGTATTCGCAGACGTTCCGCCTCCCGTTTACGGACCGCAACAATGTCTTTTTCGCGCACTTCTACGAGGTGACGCTGACGGATGGAGACTTCGACCCGACGCAGAAGACAGAGGTCTTAATCTTCGAGGACGGTGTCCAAGTAATCCGTGGGGCTATGCAGCTCCGAGCCGTGCGCCTCATGGCTCAGGTTTACGAGGTCAACGTCTTGGGCGATGTCGCCGACCTATTCGCTGAGATGGGTAGTAAGCTCTTGCGCGATGCGTTCAAGTCATCCCCAGGGCAGTACATCACCTCCTACAACTACGCTCAAACGGCGGCCAATGTCATAGACTCCCAAGACCTCACGAACAACATCTGTCAGAACCCGGCGGCGATGGATGACGGCACGGTAATCATCCCCCTTGCCGACCACGGGCTGCGAGTCGATCAACAGCCCCTCGTTGCACAATCGGGATACGGCTTGATGGGGTCCGCTGTGGGCAATACGGCACTGACGGCGCAGATGCTCAAGCCTGCGATTCGGCTCCAAGAAGTAATCGACCGCATACTTCGGAGCAACGGGTTCTTCTACTCGTCGGACTTCTTCGACTCGGCTTATTTCGAGACGATTTACATGACCCTCGCCGACCATGTCGACAGGGTACCAGCTACAGCCGCTGGACAGTGCAAAGCGGTCATCCAGTTTGCATCAAACCCGTACACCAACGCAGTCGAAGGCGAGTGGGTTACAGTGCCCATAAACAGCACCGTACTATATGGCGGCTTCGATACTGACGGCCTCTTTAATACGGTCACAGATACCTACGTCTGCGGCGAAGCCGGCACCCACAACTTCTCGGCAAAACTTCGGTTTCGGTTGCTATTTGCTGGGGCGGGGGAAAGCGTGGAACTCATAGCCCGCATCACGCGCGGAAACATCAGCATTGGAAGTACGACGCTAACACTAACCACGGCAGAAGATGATATCACGGTCGAGTGGTCCACTTCTGCAATATGCGCTGCCGGCGACGGTGTGACGGTAGAGTTTTACATTCAGGAAGGGCAGCTTCAGACGGGCACCTCGGTGGATATTGTGGGCGGGGGCATCACGGCTGACGACTTCGCCTTTTCGCACTTCCTCTGTACTATGGCTCCCGGCGGCTTGGTCAACGTCCCGCAGTCGCTGCCTAGAATCAAACAAAAGGAGTTCTTCGCGGACTTGGCGCAGCGGTTCAACCTTGTAATTGAGGCGGATCCCGACAACCCGAAACAGCTCTATATCGAACCTTACGCCTCTTGGATTTCTGACGGTGTCGATGCGTACTGGACGGACAAACTCGACCTCGACAAGGAGCGCACGTTGAAGCCGACGTCGTCGATTAAGTCCTCTCTCATCAACCTGACCGACAAGGAGAGCGGCGACGTAGGAAACGTGGACAGGCTCGCAACATTGGGCCGCGTGTTTGGCGCATACACGCAAGACATCGATGACGACTTCGCTTCTGGTGAGCTCAAGAACGCGCCTGTCTTCGCGCCCTTCTTTGTCTACCCTGTCCCGACTTTGGCAGGGGACCCTATTACAGAGCTTCCCAACGTGCTCATGCATCGGTCGTATGAGATTGACGGCGTAGGAGTAAGGCCCAAGACGCAACCGCCAAAACTGTTTCACGCCACCGGGCTCCAGGACACGCAATCGACCCTCTACATCTCCGGCTCTACGCTGACTCAATACCAGCTCTGTTCACCGTATGAGGACAGCCCCGCCAACTCCGAATCGCGTCACCTGTACTGGAACAACAGCGACCGCACCTTCAGCGCAAACCACGCCCTAATTGCCGGCAACCCTCCCGGCTTGGGTGGATACCATCGGACGTACTGGTCGTCCTACCTCGCGGACATCTACGACAAGGACGCGCGAATCTTTGAGGCGTTCCTGTACCTGACCCCTTCCGACATTCGAAACGTCCGCTTCAACGACCGCTTTCATATCCTCGGAGCTACGTACAAGCTGACCGAAATATCGAACTACCAAATCGGGACGGGAGAGCCTACGTTATGCAAGTTCTTGCGCGACCTGAGCCGGTCGTCGTTTGGTGCGTGTAGTGCGGTCCCTTCCTCCTCAAATGCCAACGGGACGGTCACCTTCACCGATGCCGACGGGACGACCACCACAAACCCCGGCCTTGAATGCTGCGAGGCTTTCGGGTATTTCTACGATGAAGAAACCAATACCTGCCGCTGGCAAAACCCGGATGTCGATGACGGCGACGCAGGACCACCGGACACCCCGACTGATGCGCAAGACCCGGAACCGCTAACTAACGGAGACAACCCCGGCCCAGTATCGCCGACGGGAACCAACACGAACACCACCGACCCCGATAGCGGCACCGTAAGCGTTTACGATGAGGTGATACTGACAGGCGAAACCACCGGATCGGGTGGGGTAGTGCCCACGGCTCCCAATGGGGTACCCATCCAAGTCGCAGACAACACAATCGCGGTGGGTGTGGTACGCATAACCTCCATTACTGTCGGGGGGTCTTCAGGTGTGCCATACACCACCAAGTTCGAGACGTGGCGCTTCCTAGCCAACGGCAACGACGAGAGCGTGACCGTAACCGAAACCAACGGGACGGAGCTTAGTTTCGGCTCTCCAGGTCTGCGGAGGTTGACGGCTGCAATGGCCGACGGGGTTCTCTCGTTTACGGTTACGGGCGAAGTGGACGAAATCATCAACTGGACGCTCTCTGTAGAGATGGTCCGAATGTATGCGAGCAACATCGCCTCGGACATCAACGCAATCTTGACCGAAGCCGGCCAGCGCCTCACCGCTGAGAACGGAAACATCTTGATTCAGGAATGAAGGACTACCTCGACGGAGTAGGAAAGGCCGTACCTCGCGTCCTCCAAGTATCGGCAGAATACGAGCTTCGGGGCGACCCCGATTGCCTTCTGTTATATGGATACTATGAATGGGGCGCGTCGTCATGGTGGCGCAAAGTCCTTCAAGGAGTACGCAATGGCGCAGGACTACGAAATAAAAGTAAAGGTCACCGGAGTCGACCAAGCGACTAACCAAGTCGAAGGGTTAACCGACAGCATGAACGACGCCCAGACCTCCGGGTCGCAGGCTTTCGGAACGCTGGACAAGGTGCTCGGTGGGCTGCCGTCTAAACTCAAGGCGGGAATCGCTGGCGTGCGCGGTATGGCCGTCGGCATGAAGACCCTTCGGGGCGCGATTATGGCCACCGGGATCGGTGCCTTGGTCGTGGCTGTAGGATCGCTCATTCAATACTTCAAGAGGACGGAACGCGGCGCCCAGCAGCTCCGGGTAATTACGGCCACGCTGGGGGCTGTCATGGACAAACTCATGGACTCCGTAATCGGTGTCGGGGAGTTCATCTTTGAGGCGTTCAACAACCCCCGCGAAACTATCAAGGGACTGGCTGACGACATCCAAACGTTCGTCATCTCCAAGGTCGAACAGTTGATGGAGGGCCTTGGGCTACTCGGTACGGCAATCAAGCAAGCCTTCGAGGGTGACTTCAGCAAAGCCGCAAACACTGCCGCCGAAGGGTTGACCAAAGTCGTCGACGCGGGCCTCGCCTTAAACCCCGTCACAGCGGTGGCGTATCAGGTGGCTACGGGAGTGGCAGAAATTGCCGTCGAAGCTACCAAGAGCGCCAAGGCCGCCGGAGCATTGGAGAAGCGCATGAACGACCTCATGGTCTCAGAGCGCGAACATCTCACAGTAAGGGCTGCAACAAACAAATTGATCGCTGAAAACAGGCTCGCAGTAGAAGACGAAACCAAGAGCTTCGATGAACGAATTTCTAAGCTCGATGAAGCCATAGCCTTAGAAGAACAGACGTTAGCAAAAGAGCTGGAATTTGCTAATGAGAGGGCCGAGATACTACGCAAGCAGGCTGCCCTCGCCGAGAGCGACGAAGCGACAAAGCAGGCCGTCGCAGAAGCCGAGGCGCGGGTCATTGAGGTGGAGACACGGTCGCTTAAACAGCGCAAGAGGCTCGAAGGAGAGCGGCAGACGCTCCTGCTCCAGCGCACCAACGAAACCGAAGCCGCCGCCGCTGCCATCATCAAGTCCGAGCAGGAAGTCCAAAAGGCACTCGATGAAGCGGCCTTGTCCCGTGAGGATGCGCAGACGCAAGAGATAGAAAAAGAGCGGGCCAAGTACCAAGCCCTGCAAGAAAAAGCCGGCGAGAACATGGAGCTCGTGGCGGAGCTCAAGGAGTCCGAGCGGCTCGCGCTGCTAGACATCGACGCGAAGTATGACGCGCTCGAATTAGAGGCCGAAAAGAAGAAGGAAGCCGACGCGAAGAAGATCCGCGACGCAGCCGACGCCCAACGCAAGAAGGACACCGAAGCGGCAGAGACGGCGATGGCAGAACTCAAGGAGTCAGCTACAGCGGGCACGTTTGACCTCCTCACCACCTTAAACAAAACCTTCGCCAAGGACACCGAGGAAGGACAGAGGAAAGCGTTCAAGAGAAACCAGGCCTTGAGCATCGCCGAGACACTGGTCTCTACATACGCAGCAGCACAAAAGGCATACGCCTCACAGCTGGCTATACCGAGCCCCGACGCTCCTATCCGTGCGCAAATTGCCGCAGGTGTGGCCGTGGCTGCGGGTCTGGCAAAGGTGGCCGCAATCAAGTCGCAACAGTTTACCGGGGGCGCTTCTTCAGGCGGCGCAGCGGGTGGCGGGGGCGCAGGCGGTGGAGGTATCCAATCGGTCGGTGTTGACGTGGGTACGTTGGTGCCGAATCAGCAGAACCTCACACCGGAACCTGTCCGCGCATATGTTGTAGAGAACGAGATATCGAACAAGCAAGCACTCAACAGAGAGCTACAAATTCAAACGACGCTATGAGAACGGTCGAGCTATTGATTGACGAGGAACAGGAAGATTTCGGAGTAGAGGCTATCAGCCTCGTCAAGTTCCCCGCTATAGAGGAAAATTTCGTGTACTTCAACAAGGACCAAAAGCTGACCCTCGCCAAGGTCGACGAAGACAAGCAGCTCTTGGTCGGTCCGGCTTTGATTCCGGATAAGATGATCCCGCGTTGGGACGAGAGCAAGCAGGAAGAGTTCGAGGTCTACTTCTCGACGGAGACGGTACAGCAGGCTGCGGAGCTTTTTATGCGTCAGAAGCGCAACGGAGAGTATACCGTAGAGCACCAGACCAAGGTCGACGGGCTCTCCATCTTCGAGTCTTGGATTGTGGCAGACAAGGACCGCGACAAGGCCGCCGTATATGGGTTCGATGTCCCGGAGGGTACGTGGATGGTTTCGGTACGTGTCACCAACGGCGACGTGTGGGCCGATGTCAAGGACAAGAAATACCGGGGCTTCAGCATCGAAGGGTACTTCATCGACAAGCTCGTGAAGATGGAAGACGTAACGATAGAGACCATCGCCGCCGCCGTGCGTGACGTGCTGGAGCCTATCGCGTTCCTTGATGGCAAGCCCCTTTTCGGCACCCCGCTCGAAGCTGAGTTGATGGCCTCGGCCCTAGGTTGTGAAGGCCACCACGCCCACGACATTAACGGCCGGGCGTTGTTTATGCCGTGCGAGAACCACGAGCAGCTCGACCCCCTACTTCCAAACGAATAAATCGGCGTTATATCGACCGTTAGAAACTCCATCATGTCAGTAATTGAGAAACTCAAGGAGGCCGTCCGCTCTGTCGTAGAGGCAGAACGCCAAGACCTCTACGCCGAAGCCCGCCTAAATGATGGGCGCGTAATTGCCACCGAAGCCGAAGCGTTCAGCGCGGGCGCCCCTGTTCGCGTTATGAGCGAGGACGGCGAAGCTGCTCCCCTAGAGGCTGGATCGTATGAACTGTCCGACGGTGGGCAAGTGACCGTAGACGAAAACTCTGCCGTCGTCGAGATGATGGAAGACAAAGAGGAGAAAGTCGAGGCCGCAGACCACGAAGAAGAGAAGGACGAAATGGCAGCGGTCAAGGCCGCCCTCGTCGACAAGTTCCAAATCTCTCCCGAAGTAGCCGCCGAGATTGTCGAGGTGGTGAAGGAAGCAATGGCCCCCGCTGAGGAGGTCGAAGCCAAGGAAGAAGAGAAAGAAGAGATGCAGACAGAAGCGCCCGTCGAGATGTCGGCGCACCTCTCAGCAATCACCGACCAGATGACGGTCGCCCTCGAAGCTATCAGCGCACGACTTGCCAAGCTCGAAGAACAGCCCGCAGCACAACCCGACCGCGTTCTGCCGAAGGCTGAATTCAGCAAAGAAATTGACCCCAACCTCACCGGCGTAGATCGCGCCTTCAATGTAATTTCCCAGTTCTCATGAATCCTGTAAAAAGTAAGAAGTACGACTTCGACATTACGGTGACCGACAACACCTACGCGGGTGAGTTGGCACTGCCGTACGTTACCGCCGCCGTCACCGGTGCGGAGACCATCACGAACAACCGCTGCCGCCTCATCGAGGGCGTCGTCCACAAGGCGGTTATTTCTAACCTCGGACTCACCGACGTCATCCAAGCCGCCGATTGTGCAGGTACGGACGGGGCCAACACCTCGCTCACCGAGCAGATTGTAACGCTCAACGACTTGATGGTCAAGGAGACGATTTGCCGGAAGACCATCTTCCCAACGTTTATTGCCGCTCAAGGTCGTATGCGCCGGGACGGTCAGATTCCCCCTGCCTTCGCTGAGTTCTTGCTTTCCTCTGTAGCTGCTAAAGCTGGACAGAACCTCGAAACGCTCTTGTGGGCTGGAGACGCTGCCGATCCCGGAATTTGGGGCTTGGGTCTCTTGTCTAACGACGGAGTCATCGACGAGCTTGGTATCGACAATTCTGCCATGGGTTCCTTTGCTCAGGTAACAACTGCCGCCGCCTTTACCGCCGGCAATATCCTCGGCGAGATGGACAAGGTATTCGCAGGTGTCGCCGCTACCCCCGGAATCATGCTGAAGCCCGGAGCCGGTTTCTACATCGGATACGAGGCTTATGCGTTCTTCCAGCAGGCCCAAGCTGCGCAGAATACCGGAGCGGGATACAACCAGGACCTGAGCGGCGCAAGCTACCTCGGATACCCAGTGTACCCAACAGCAGGTATCGGAACGGCTGACGCGATTGCGTTTACCTATCCAGAGAACATCGTAGTCGGAACCAATGCCTACACAGGCAACGAGGCCGCTGCTTTGATTCCTGTCTATCAGTACGACGGTAGCGACAACGTGAAAGCCACGATGAACTTCGCCGTCGGTGTCAACGTAGCCGTGCCAACAGATGGCGTGGTAGGATTCGCATTCACCTAAGACATGGCCTGTACTATCACCCTCGGCCGCGCGCTGGATTGCAAGGACGCCCTCGGAGGTCTCTCACGGATTTACTTCGTGAGTGACTTTGCCGACGGACTTGTGACCGCCGCCGGGACGGGTGATGGAACGGCAGGATCGGCAACGGTAGCGACCGCCTCCGGCGAGAGCTTTACCGTAACCGACCTCCCCGCGATGACTGTACTCCAGTACGACCTTCGCCCGGACTTGTCTTCCTTCACCGTCAACGTCCAATCTGACCCCGCTACGGGCGCGTCTCTCTTTGAGCAGACGTTGAACGTAGTGCTTCAGAAGAACCAAGAACAAGACCCCGAACAGATCCGGCTCATCAGCCGCAACCGTTCTCAAATCTTTGTCTTGGACAACAACGATAACGTGTTCCTCTTCGGTGCCACCTACGGGATGGACCTAAACGGGGGAACGATTACCTCTGGCGCTGCTCGCAATGAGATGTCAGGAAGCACCATGACCTTCGCCGGTCGTGAGCCTGCTCCGTACTACCTCCTCGAAGCTACCGCCGGAATCGGTACCGCAGTTTATCCATTCGATGGACTGACGACACCTGGAAACGTGACTGTCACTACGGGTTAAATCTCCGTTGCTTTGTGTGTTTTGGGAAGGGGCTGCCATTGGCGGCCCTTTCTTATATCCCCCTACGAGATGATTCTGGTCTTCAAAAACAATTCCGACAGCGTATCCAATACGGTCTACATCACGCCCAAGGAAAAGCGGGGCGCGGCAAACGTCGCCGAGTACGGTCCGACCATCCAAGCTCTCGGAATGGAGCTGACCAGCCTAACCACAAACAAGGCGGTCATGGTCAACGCCTCCACGGTAACAGTTACCGACCGCTTCACTGCGTTCTCGTTTGACGCCGATACGGTGGCCGCTGACACTTCCGCCGACCTCAGCGGACCCCAATGGCCGGAGGGGTTTATTCAGTACCGTATCGTTGAGCGGGCGTCCTCGTCTGACGTTCGGGACATCACCGCCGCCGACGTAATCCTAGAGACGGGATTGGGGTATCTTTCGCGTGGAGCGCAGACGGGAATACTCCTCACAGAATCCGGAAACTCACTCGCCAAGGAAGACGGCGGGCTACTATTGACAGAAGATGCCACGACAACGACGGAAGCGTACCAAGAGACAACCTACACCAGCGCAGCCGACGCCGCCGAAACCTTCACCTACTATGAGTAAGCACGAGTTCAACGTCTTCGGACTGCCTACGCACGAGCTGCCTCTGTTTACGGAGAAGACCGGCCGCGATTGGGTAGACTATGGCTTCGATAATCAGTACGGCGACTATCTCCGGGACCTTTACCTCGGTTCGAGTATTCAGGCCGCTGTCGTCAACGGCGTCTCGGAGATGATCTACGGCGACGGCCTAGACGCTACCGACAGGGAGGAGAAGCCGGAACAGTGGCTGAAGACGCAAAAGCTGCTAGAGAACTCCGACGAGGATATCATGCGCCAACTGTGCTTTGATTTGAAGCTCTACGGGCAATGCTATGTGCAGGTTATTTGGAACCGCGTAAGGACAGAGGTGGCCGAGCTCCGTTTTCTTCCAGCGCATACGGTACGGACAGGAATCGCCGACAGTCAGGGGCGCGTCGATTGCTATTACGTGAGTCCGGACTGGTCACGGATGCGGGAGCCTAGGTTTGCGCCGGTCAAATACCCCGCGCTGGATTTAGAGGACCGCAGCGAGGCGGCGGTAGTGTATCAAATCAAGGCCTACCAACCCGGAATATTCTACTACGGCTTGCCCGATTACGTGGGAGCTACCAACTACGTCGAACTCGACAGAGAAATCAGTTCTTTCCACCTGAACAATATCCGCAACGGCCTCTTCCCTTCTATGTTGTTGTCGTTCAATAACGGCGTCCCTACGGACGAGGAGAGGAGGACGATAGAAAGGCACGTCAACGACAAATTCAGCGGATCGGGTAACGCCGGGCGCCTGCTTATTTCGTTCAACGATGGCTCCGATTCGGCGCCGCAGCTGACCCCCGTCAACCCCAACGACAATGACGGCATGTACGAGTTCCTCGCGAAGGAATGCACCACCAAAATATTGGCAGGCCACCGCGTAACGTCTCCCCTGCTGTTTGGTATACGTGGCGATGGGAGCGGGTTTGGAAACAACGCCGAGGAATTGCGCGATGCCTTCAGCCTCTTCCAAAATACGGTCATCAAGCCCTACCAGCGGACCCTGTTGGATGGCCTCCAGGTCATTTTTAACGTCAACGGCATCAACCTCGACTTCTACTTCAAGACCTTGAAGCCTGCCGACTTCATCGACGTGGAAGCGGTCAAAGCGCAAACGGTTGATGACCAAGAAAAGGAAGGTATCGAGCAGGAGCTGAGCGCAACGGAACGGGACTTGAACCCCGCCGCCGATTGGTTGCTTGACCGTGGCGAAGACGAGGACGAAGAATACGAGCTCATAGACGAGCGGGAGGTGGATTACGACAGGGAGCAAGAGTTTGATGCGCTGTGGACCTTTGCGCGGGTGCCATCGTCCAACCCTGCTGGCAAGTCCGAGCAAGACACCGACCTCATCAAAGTCCGGTACTCCTACGCTGGGTCTCAGCCGGACAATAAGAGCAGGCAGTTTTGCCGGAAGATGATGAACGCGAAGAAGGTCTACAGGAAGGAAGACATTTTGGGAGCCTCAAACCGCGCCGTCAATCCCGGATGGGGTCCAGAGGGTGCCAATACGTACAACCTATTCTTCTATAAGGGAGGTGGGTCATGTCGTCACTTCTGGTCCCGCAGGACGTACCTCAAGAAGAACAACAAGAAGGTCTCGGTGAACCAAGCGCAGAAGATTATCCGCGCCGCTGGTCCCGATGCGCAAAGGCTACAGCCTAACGACCCGAAGGTCGCCCAGCGCCCCCGCGATATGGTGAACCGTGGCTTCCTCGAACCCCGTGACTTTACAACTCCGAGATAATGGCGAACCTTATCCTTTTCATTTCTCCGGCGAAGCTCAAGAAGGAGACCGCCCTCGGTGGATCCGTCGACGACGAAATCCTACAGCCGTACATCCGACTGGCTCAGGAGATGCACCTACTCCCGACGCTAGGACAAAGCCTCTACGACGACCTCGTCGCGAAGGTTACTGCGGGAACGATTACCGGCGACGACGAGACGCTGATGGATTCGTATATCGCCCCGGCGTTGGTTCAGTTGGCGTTCTCTGAGGCGCTGCCTTTCATCCGTGTGCGCATCGTAAACAACGGCGTAACGGTGATGGACTCCGAGCAATCGACGGCAGCCACCTACGGCGATATGAAACCCCTCATGAACCGCTCTAAAGATTTAGGGCTCTTCCATATCGAGAGGCTTATCGATTACCTAGACAACAACGGCAGCCTCTTTCCTTCCTTGGATGCCGAGGGGCCGGGCCAGTTGTGCCGGACGGTAAGGAACTACACGCAGGGGTTGAACGTCTACCCCAACTTCCGCGACGACAAACTTATCGAGCGCATTCTGCGCGATTACGGGATTCGGTATTGATGACACCCGAAGAGAAACTCGCCGACTATATCCAAGAACGAGATGGCAAACAGCAAAATTTCCGAGCTTTCCGAATTGACTACCGTCGCAAACGACGACGTCCTGGCAATCGTAGACGACTCGACAAGCACGACCAAGAAGATCAGCTTCGCTAACCTGTCCGCAGGTATCAGCGTAGGCAACGCGACACAACTCCAATTCACGGCGTTAAACAACACCGGCTCGACGATTACGAAGGGCTCGGCGGTCTATGTCTCCGGGCATACCACAGAGACGCAGGTGGCCGACGCAGACAATACGTCCGCGGCTTCCATGCCAGCGTTTGGCATTGTGGCCGATGACATCGCCAACGGAGCGACGGGAACCATCGTAATCGGTGGGGAGGTAAGCGGAATCAACACCTCAGCTTTCAGTGTTGGCGATGAGCTCTTCGTCGGCACGGCGGGAGCCCTGACAGCGACCAAGCCCACGGGCACGGCACTCATTCAGAAGATAGCCAAGGTCACCAAGGCCGCCGCATCGGGTGAGCTGCTTGTCACGGGAGCGGGACGAAGTAACGACCTGCCCAACTTGCCGGACGGAAATATTTGGATTGGCGACGCTTCAGGCGTACCCCAAGACAAGACCCTCACGGCAGGCACCAACGTCACCATCACCGAGGACTCGACGACGGTTACCATTGCGGCCACGGGAGCGGGTGGAGCCTCCGACCTCAACGACCTGACGGACGTCACGATAACAGGCACGCCGGGCAACGGGGAGCTTCTCATTTCTCAAACCGACGGCACCTTCGTCAACACCACGCTGTCGGCGGGGCCTTCGGGTTTTGTGCGCATCACCAACGCCAGCGGACAAATCACCATTGGAGCCGGCGACGGTACCGAGGTGGAGTACTTGGTACGCTCGACAGCGGTATCTACGGCAGGCGATGTCGAAGGAAACATCGTAAAGTTCGGCACGACTACGGGCCTCACAGCGGGCGCGGTGTACGTGTGGAACGGGACGAACTGGGTGGCTGTCGATGGCGACGCCGACACGACTACCAAGGGACTGATGGGCGTGGCGTTGGGAACAGCAGCGACGGACGGGTTTTTGACTCATGGCGTGGCGTACCTCTCGCACGATCCCGGCGCGGCAGGGGATATCCTTTACGTGGATACTGTGACCCCCGGATATTTGACGGCTACGCAACCCAGCGCGGCGGGCGACTTCGTGCGTGTGGCGGGGTACTGCCTCGCCGACAATAAGGTGTTTTTCTCACCCTCTCAAGACTACATCGAAATCGGAGCCTAATGCCTGACATATCGAAAATCAATGCGGTGGCGATAGCCGATATCGAGAAGCTCGACGCCGTCCTTGCGGCGAATATTGAGAAGGTCAACGGCTTGGTGTTCTCTACCGCTCCTGCCTTCGTTGGTCTGCTCGACACCTATACGGGCGCGGCGGCGGGATACTCGGTCAGGCGGTTGGCTACTTCTGCCACCAACCTGATGCGCATCCGTGAGGACTCAGGCGATACGGAGACGGACATCGGCTACGACTCGAACAACGAGCTTGACTCGGCGGCCATCGCTACCCATTGCGGGACGGCGAACGGGTACGTGGTCACGTGGTACGACCAAGCGGGCTCGAACAACGCCACGCAAAGCACGTCCGGCAACCAACCGCAGATATACAACGGAACTGCTGTGACTACCAAAAACAGCAAGCCTGCTATGCAATTTGATGGCGTCGATGACTTTGTCGAAGCATCTGTCAGCTTTTCACACAATGGCCACACCTATACAGTCGGTTCAGGAGAAAACACAGGTATCGAGTTTGCGTTGTGCATGGGCGGCCCAAGTAGTGAGAGATTTGAGACTGTATTTGATCAACGAAGCAGCCCAAAAAGACATACAGTTGTATTTGACACCTCGACAAATTATGTCGATTTGGACACACAGGCTACAGTGGGCCAGCAGTACCTGTTGAACAACAGCAACGATAGCGGCACTATTCGCGGGTATGTTGATGGTGTGGAGCAATCAACCACAATCACAGGCTTTTCAGCCTTGAGCATCAACGCGATACGATTGGCACGTTTTCCTGGGGGTGGCGGTTTATCAAATGGACAAGTCACTCTGCAAGAAGCCATAATTTTCAACGTTGCAGGACACTCCAACCGCACCGGCATCGAGACTGACATCAACACCTACTTCAGCATCTACACCTAATGGCTACCGTATACCTCCCCGTCCAGCCCATCGAAGGCATGGACTCAGCAGAACGCGCCGAGGCTCTCGACGCTGAGACGTGGCGCCTACGTCGCCCGCTCTCGCTCCAGTCACCGCAGGACGTGACCAAGTATTACTACCCACGCATCACCCACCCGGAGACGGGACAGGTGGCCATCGTAGGAGACACCACAGAAGAGGTCCGTATCTCTCCGGAGGTAGACCTGACGAATATGCTGGCCCTCCTGCCTGAAGTACCGCAAGAGGAGAAGGATGGACTTGTGATGTTCATCGATGCGAACCGTGGCGGAACGGTTGCCTTCGGGCAGTTGATCCCGTCCACGTCCACACAACTCACTGAGGTCGAAGCCGAGGCCCTCGGATGGCTCCCTGACCCCATCGAACCGTAAGATGTTTCCCATATTCGAGGGTATGGACGCTCTTACGACATTCGAAATCCTAAGCCTTGCGGGGGCCATCATCGGAGTATACACCAAGCTAACCCAAGAGATTGGGAAATTGAAGGGCCGCGTCGTAGCGTTGGAGAAGACCGAGACAGAGGTGAAGGCCATGCTCGTCGAGCTGCTGGCCTCGGTGCAAGAGATCAAGATTCTACTCGCAAAGAAGGGCATCGATTGAAGTATTTCACCTACGAAGAATTCCAAAGCCCCGACGTTCCGGGCTCTGGCCACCAGATGCGCGACGAGTTCCTCGACAAGCTCGACCTCGCTCGTGGCATTGCGGGGGTACCCTTTCGCATCAATTCCGGGATGCGGTCATACGACCACAACATCAAGGTAGGAGGGACTCCAAACTCTTCCCACCTCATCGGATGGGCGGCGGATATTTCGGCCACATCTTCGAACCGGCGCTTCCTCATTGTCCAAGCTCTGATGGAGGTCGGGTTTAATAGGATCGGCATCGGCGACACGTTCGTCCACGTCGATTGTGACCCGGACAAGGTCGGAAATGTCATCTGGTTATATTGAAGGGTAGATGCTCGACACACTCGACACCCTCACCGCAGTCCTCGACACCGTTGTCACGGTAGTCACAGACCCCATAATCCTCGACCCCATGGAACCTTGGTACGTAACGCATTACGTAGAGCTGATTTTCATCGTTCTCGCCGCAGCTAAAGCCGTCCTTAATCTCGTCCCCAGCGAGAAACCGCTTGTCATCTTCGGATACCTGGACACCCTCATCGGGTTGATATTTAAGGACCGCAGGAAGTGAAGTGGTCCCAACTCCTAAAGGGGTTGGACGTTACCGAAGCATTCAAGACTAAAGGCGACCTGAAGCGGTGGAGCGCAAAGCGTACCATCGGGGGGGTCCTCGCTTTCACCGCCTCGGAAGTCATCCTAATCCACGGTATCTCGTGGCCTGCCGTTGCGCTGGCTGCGGTCGCTATCGTGCCCGTTACCGCGTCAATGTTTGAGCGATGATTACCCAGCACTCGCGCAACCACTACACGGTTACCACGCCGGAAATTGAAGCCGGACAGAGGCAGTATATACTCATCCTCTCCGACGTCCATTACGACTCTAAGAGCTGCGACAGGGAGATGTTGACCAAGCACCTGAAGCAAGCCAAGGAACGGAACGCGAAGGTGTTTCTGAACGGCGACTTCTTGGACCTGATGGGCGGGAAGTACGACCCACGGAACACGCTCCCCGGAGGGCTGCGCCCAGAGTACCGAGGGCAGGACTATTTCGACCTTGTAACCGAGGACGCGGTGAAGTTCTTAGAGCCGTACAAAGACCTGCTTACGGTATACGCCCAAGGCAACCACGAGACCAACGTAAAGAAGCGGCAACACACCGACCTATCGAAGCGGGTCGTCGAGGGCCTGCAAGCTCTCGGGAGCCCCATCCAGCTCGGCGGATATTCCGGATACGTGCGGTGGCAATACCTCTACACCACGGAGTGCAAGAGCTACCTCATGCACTATCATCACGGGTACGGAGGGAACGCACCACGAAGCAAGGGCGTACTGCACGCCGATATTGACGCGGCCAAGTTCCCCGACGCGGATCTCATCGTCCGAGGTCACGACCATAACAAGTGGCACCTCCCAATTACTACCGAGCGCATCACACAGAAGATGGTCGTCCGGAAGAGTACCGTCCACCATGTGCGGTGTGGGAGCTACAAGAAACTGGGCGACGGCTACGCAGGGTGGGAAGTAGAGAAAGGGTTCGCACAGCCTCGCCTCGGCGGGTGGTGGTGGTGGTGCGAGAAGACGGGCCGCAGCTGGACGACGGGAGTAGAGGAAGCCCACTAAAAAACGAGAGCCCCCGAACGTTTCCGGAGGCTCCTTTACTTAACCAAAAGCTGCGCACTTGCCGCGCTCAGGCAATATACCACACAACTTCAAGGCATCCGCTCGGTATGGTAGCGGAATTCCCACCGCACCTCCTGACGGGAGAGGCGGCAGTTGTCGGCTATGGCGTTAAGCACTTGGTCGTTCCCGGTGCGGATTTGTCGGAGCAGTTGCTCCCTATTGGTTCCCAGTTTTGCGGCGCACTTGTGGACGCTCCCGTACTGGCTGATAATCATGTCGAAGAATTCCATTAGAAGGAGTTTAAAGACCCGCAGTACCGGTTGCCATAGATGGACGCTCTGGAGCTTAGGGTGTGGTTTATTTCTCTTGGGTCGTATCCTTTGGGGTAGATGACGAAGCCGAAGCCCTCGACCTTGCTCGTGATGAGGTGGGGAGCTTCTCCGTATCCGGTGGGCGCATCGCGGTTAATTTGCTGCAAACCCTTATCCTGCATCATATGACCCCAATTGCGCTTGGCCTCCCTCCACGTCCTGCAATGGAAGTTATACCAGTCAATCATATCCGGTTTATTCGGGCGTGGATGAAGTCGAGCGCGGTACGCATGGCGCGAAGCTCTGACAGCTTGGGGTCGTCGGAGAGGTATCCGCTATGTTCGCGGTCTTCGGTTAGCTGTGCCGTGCGTGCGGTGATGTGGTTGTCTAGCTTGCCCACCTCGTCGTAGATGACGCGGGACATATCGCGGACGGCCTCAGCGCGTCCCAGCTTGTGATCGGTGTTCATGCGTTCTTCTCTTTAAGGGTGGCGATGGCATCCTCTGCGATTTGCTCAAGGCGCTGCGTGTAGTTCTGCAGGTCTTTAATCTTACGGATGACGGTCATATCCCGGCGCTTGATACAGTCGGGGGTGGCCAGCTGGATGACCTCGTCGAATAGTTGTGTGCTTGTGTATTCCATGCCACAAATATATGCGCATCATTTGCAATAAACCAAATCTTCGGTTTATATTTGCTCTGTCAAAACACTAAAAGATGACGAAATATAAACGTTGGTTCACGTCGGTGAACCGTGCAATCGTTGCAGAGATGGCGATGCAGAAGAAGACCCAGAAGCAGCTTGCGCAAGAGCTAGGAATCCACCCGGCAACGATGAACCGGAAGCTCAAGGATCCCGGACAGTTCTTTCTGAACGAGTTGGGGCAGGTGTGCGAGTGGTTAAACATTGACCTTAAAAACCCCCCGAACTATGGTTCAAGCGCAAATTGAGTCCATCCAAGGCAAGGGCGATTGGAAGGGTCGCCACGGGACGATGTACACCTTCGAGATTGCTTTTAACGATGGCACCGTAGGAGAAGCCAACAGCAAGAGCCAGGAGCCCCCGTACAAGGTGGGCGATGAGGTCTATTACGAAATCAAGAGCGACGACCAGTACGGCAAGAAGCTCAAGGTTTCCAAGAGCCCACCCCCGCCGGGAGGCTTCCAGCAGTTCCAACCCGCCAAGCCAAACCCGGACAGGGACAAGCAAATCATCCGGGGGATGTGCTTTAAGGTTGCGGGGATGGCGTGGGCCAACCAGTACAAACACAAGTCTTTCGAGCTACCGCACCAGGTGATGGTAAAGGGCGTCATCGCCTTGGCTAAGGAATACGAGCAAGCCTTCAACGAATGGATGGAAGAATAAGCGAGTGTTGTGGGGCCGCTGCGGTCCTAACCAGCGAAGACGTGGGCATCTGCCCAGAATGCAAAGAACACTGCCAATACGTCGAAGATGAGGACTGATATAACCTACGAAGAGCGGGTCGCGCGGATTATGTTCCTTCGGGAGCACCGCCGCAACCTCCTGCGGGACTACTGCGACGAGACAATCCCCAAGCGGGAGAAGAACAAACTCAGGCTAGAGATAGCCAAAGTTCAGAAGGCTTTGAAAAAGCTCGATCCCGATGGTATGTTCCCGCCATGAAATACTGGTTCGATACAGACGACGCGCAGCGGTGGGGACTTCCTGCCGCTGCCGTACTCGCCCATCTCAAGTATTGGATAGAGCGCAACACGTCCGCCGGGGAAGAGCCGTGCATGACGCAGGGCATCAAAGAAATGGCGGAGTATTTGCCCTTCCTTACGCCGTCAAAAATCAAGCGGGCTCTCGTCAAGCTGGAGGAGGTGGAGGCCATCTACAGGAAGCCGAATGGATTCGACCGCAGGCACACGTATTGCCTTGGTACGATTCCGGACCATGCATGGGACGAAACTGAACCATCGATAAGCCAAAACCGGACCATCGATGGGCCAAATCTGGCCCGTGTACATATAGAAACAAATACTTCTAAGAGAACTAAGAAAGACGCGCGTGAGGAGTTGGAGTATCAGAGACCGACAGAGGAGGAGGTCATCGAGTACATGGAGGACCGAGGCGCGCACGAGCTGGCCCCTACTTTAGGCCCCGAATTCTGGAACTACTACGAGGCCAACGGATGGATGGTGAACGGGACGCCAATCGCCAAGTGGAAACCGAAGGTGAACCAGTGGATCAATCGAGAACGCAAAAACCAAAGCAATGACAGACGAAAAGGATTTAACCCCGCAGGCTTCACTCCGGACGGCCTCAAGGACTTTATCGCTAACGGGTAGGACTGAGCTACTCCTGAAGGGAGAACGTGGAAATTTGACCCCTCAAAATGCGTGGGAGGAGGGAACGAACATCCGGACGGCACTCAGGCTGAACCCGCAAATGGTCCGGGCGTGGTTCCTCGCCGAGCTGGGCAGGCTCATTAAGTTCGTGGACGCGACCAAAACCATCCAGGACAACGAGGAACTGAGCGAGACGGCTCGGGCGCTCATGGAGGAGTTTCCGGCGTTTAAGCTGGAAGAGTTCGCGCTGGTCTTTGAAGGCATCAAGCGCAACAAGTTCGGCCCCATGTACGGGCGCCTAAAGTTGGGCGAGCTTATGGAGTGCTGCCGGAAGTGGGAGGAGACCAGAGCCGAGAGGATTCTAGAACGTAAGCATCGTCCCGAACACGACCCATACCAAAGGCATTCGGGCACACGAGAGGAACGGAAGGCTATATTGGTAACCGTAAAGGATCTCATCGACCTCGGACAAATCAAGCCACCGGAATGATTCAGGGAATACTCGTCGCCATTGCCATCCTCACCTTCGCGCAGGTGGGCGCGGAGTTCTACCAAGAGCACCAGGTCCGTCTGTTCAATCTCGTTGTTCTTCTCCTCGCATGCCTCGCCCTGTTCGTATGACCCGAAAGAAGCTCATCGCACGCCTCGACAAGGTCTTCTCGCAATGGGTGCGTAGCAAGGACGCCGACCATCGTGGCTTTGTGCAGTGCTTTACTTGTGGGGTGTGGAAGCAATGGAAGACGGTCGACGCCGGTCACTTCCAATCCCGCGCGAAGTTCTCGACCCGGTGGGATGAGATGAACGTAAAGCCCCAGTGCAAGAGCTGCAACGGATTCCGCAGCGGCGAGCAGTTCCTTTTTGCCCGGCACCTGGACAGGGTCCACGGGGAGGGTACCGCGATGGAGTTGGAGCAGCTTTCGAATACCACAAAGAAGTTCAGCAGCGAGGAACTGGAGGCATTGATTGACGTCTACAACCGCAGACTCCGGAAGTTGTGACTTTGGACGGCTACCTCTCCCGCAATTACGACGACCTGCTTCAGGCCGCGTATCGGATTGCAGGGAAGGACGGGCCGGACCTACTCCATGAGGTCATCCTCCAGCTGTACCAAACCAAACAGGACACCATCGACGGCCTACTCGAAAGGGACCAGATGAAGTATTGGGTCCTGCGGGTGATGGTCAACAACTACAACTCGAAGACGTCCCGGTATCACTACAAGTGGAGGAAGGACATCGAGCGCCGCCGCAAGTTCGCCCGGCACATTGTCGACTGGTGGGACGGGGACGGCGTAGCGGCACACCGCGACGAGCTCCTGACGCATATCGAGGAGCGCCTTGCCGATTTGCCGTGGTTTGACGCTGAGGTGTTTGCCATATACTTCGAAGAGGGCCACACGCTCGATTCATTCGCCGAGGCGACGGGCATCAGCCGCCACAAACTATACACTACGATACGACGTGTCAGAAAAGAAATCCAAGGGGCTCGGCGACCAGATCGCGAAGCTGACGAAGGCGACGGGAATCGATAAGCTCGTCCACGCCGTAGTTGAGGACTGCGGGTGTGAGGAACGCCGCGCGAAACTCAACGCCCAGTTCCCCGGTCGCAACGTGGAGATGTCCGCCGAGGACGTGAGCGCCTTCGCGGAGCTGTTGCCAGCGATAGACAAGGGCGTATTGAACCGCGCCGAGACGCGCACCATGTACGATATTTTCAATCAGACCTTCAGCGCCAACGAGAGGCCGTGCAGTTGTGCGGGCAAGAACAAGCGCATGGTCAAAAAACTACGACGAGCCTATGAGTATTCGTGTAAACCTTAAGACGTGGAGCAATTACCCGGACGCGGTAAGCAATAACGCCAAGCGCGGGATCGAGCTAAACGAGAAGGTGGGCAACAAGTGCGCCACCCAGGTCGGGAAGGTCCGCGCCCAACAGCTCGCCAAGGGTGAGCCGGTCTCTTTCGATACGGTTCAGCGGATGTATTCATATCTATCTCGTGCGGAAGAGTATTATGACGAATCCGATACCAAAGCATGCGGAACAATTTCGTATCTTCTATGGGGTGGACTGGCCGGGAAACGGTGGGCAGGGAAGATCATGAAGGAAGAGGGGAGGTTGTAAATTTGTATACTTGCCGCACACACAAGCAAACAATGACCCATGGTAGTCTTTTCTCAGGCATCGGAGGGTTCGACCTCGCCGCTCAATGGATGGGGTGGAACAATGTCTTCCACGTCGAGCGCGATCCGTTCTGCCGGCAAGTCCTCGCCCACCACTTCCCCGAATCCCAATCCTTCGACGATGTCAAAGCCTTCGACGCAACTCCGTTTCGAGGACGTTTACGAGTCCTTTCGGGTGGCTTCCCCTGCCAGCCCTTTAGTGCAGCAGGAAAGCGGGCCGGGACATCCGACGATAGATATCTCTGGCCGGAGATGTTTAGAATCATACGAGAGGCTCGCCCCACCTATGTCGTGGCGGAGAACGTTCGCGGCCTCATTAGTTGGAATGAAGGGATGGTTCTCGACACGGTGTGCGCTGACTTGGAAGGTGAAGGCTACGAAGTCTTCCCGGTCGTACTTCCTGCTGCAAGCGTCAACGCGCCGCACCGCCGCGACAGAATTTGGATTGTGGCTCACGCCCACGACCAGAGAGGAGCCGGTGGACCTCGACAAGTTCAAGGCGCGGATGGAGAAGTACCCCAACGGGACGACCATGCCCAACCTTGCTACGCAGGTTCAACAGATGCTACCAACGCCGAGGACAGCAGGACTATTGGGCGGGTCAGGGTCGCGGCAGATGATGACTACAGCGGTAGCACAGGGGCAATTCACACCGCAGGAAGGAGAAGCTATGATAGGAACGAAGCTGCTACCAACGCCGAACGCATCGGACGCGAAGGGAGGGGGAACGGGGGAGACGGATTACGCGCACAAACACTCGTTGGACCGCTTGAAGTACACGGCGTCAACAGGAATGCTCCCCACCCCAGCAGCCGGGGACGGACACAAGACCACGAGCAACACCCGGCAGAAAAACCTGAATTATCTCGCACCCGTTGGGAGCGGTTCCCAACTGTCGCCCCGGTTTGTGGAGGAAATGATGGGCTTCCCCAAAGGCTGGACGGTATCACCTTTCCAAAGTGGCGACGAGAGTCAATAAAGGCCTATGGAAACGCCATCGTCCCACAGGTAGCTTATCAGATATTTCAAGCACTCAATGAGTAAGGAGGTCGTATATCAGCGGGTAATCGAGAGGGACGGCAGGAAGTACCTAGAGACTGGATTTGAGCAGCAGACCCCAACGGGAAAGATCCGCACCGCCCGCTTTGAGACCTACCGAGACCCCAACACACAAAAGAAACTGTTTTGAAGGCAGACATAAACACCATAAAGGAGAACCCGCACAACCCCCGGACTATTACGGAGGAGAAGTTCCGCAAGCTGGTCAAGAGCCTCAAGGAATTTCCGGAGATGTTAGAGGCTCGCCCCATCGTAGTCGACAAGGACAACATCGTCCTCGGCGGAAACATGAGACTAAAGGCAGCCCGCGAAGCTGGCCTAACGGAAGTCCCGATATACCGATCGGAGTGGAGCCACGATAAGTCCAGCGAGTTCATCATTAAGGATAACGTCGGCTTTGGCGAGTGGGATTGGGATATGCTAGGCAACGAGTGGGATGTCTACCCCTTGACCGAGTGGGGTTTGGATGTATGGACTCCGGAGGAGGAGGTGGAAGGATTGACGGACCCGGATGAGGTGCCGGAGGTTCCTGCCGACCCCGTGACCCAGCTCGGCGACCTGTGGATTCTTGGACAGCATCGCCTCTTGTGTGGTGATTCTACCAAAGCCGAGGACGTGGAACGCCTTATGGATGGGGCAACGGCTGACGCGCTTGTTACCGACCCGCCCTACGGCATCAAGTATTCAGGCAAAGGGCAAAAGGGCAAGGCAAAGGCGAACAACTTTGGGCAAATCTTGGGGGACGGAAGCACCACGGCGGCAAGAGACGTGTACACGGCAACAAGAAAAACCGAATACCCATTCGAGTGTTGGTGGGGTGCGAACTACTACTGCGACATTCTCGATGGCGAAAGGTCTTGGATAGTTTGGAATAAGGAAGTTGTAGGGGAAAATTACAGCGCGGCTGAATTGGCTTGGACAAATCAAGAGGGCAGAACTCGAATGTTTACTCACCAATGGCACGGCATGATTAAGGCAAGCGAGCAAGGTCAAGCAAGAATGCACCCCACCCAAAAGCCCGTCGAGTTGTTTGTCTGGCTTGTCAATGAGTTTAAGTTGTCTTTTTTGTACGACCCCTTTCTCGGTTCAGGTTCTACCCTCATCGCCGCAGAGAAGACAGGGCGCAAGTGCTACGGCATGGAACTCGACCCGAAATATTGCGACGTCATCGTCAAACGCTGGGAAGACTCC